CAGTCACAGCATATAAAAACTCTGGCTCTCTGGCCAACATCTGGCGGAAGCTGGTGGCATCAACAGCCGAAATATTGTATGTGACCTGAGTGCTACCACCCATGGCACCATTGGGAACAATATTGCCTGATGTTCTTGGAACAAATAATTCTGGTCCATTCTCACCAACCAAGTAAGGAGTGTTTCCAATAACTGGTCCACCTGATGCCTTACCTGTCAACATTGAGAAGAAGTCTTGGGTTCCTGATCCACCCAATGCACTGGCAATGATCTTTCTTGCTTGAATACGCACAAAGTCAGCAATGATACTGTTGGCAAAGTCTTTGAAGTTCAACTTGCCTGTGGTGACAAAGTTTACAATTAGATCTTCTAGGCCTTTTGTAACACTACTGAATACTGCTTTGGCGGCCAAGGCTGAATTCTCAGCATCACTCTTGAATTTGTTAAATGCTTCTTTCCAACCAGTGCTAAATGATTCTCTTTGATCTTGATCACTTTTGATTGAATCATCTGTAACTTTTTTCTTCTCTTCGTAAATCTTTCGCACTCTTGCAAGTTCTCTATCTCGCACAGCAATGATATCTTCTGCTAGAAGTTTTTCTTCACCATACTTGTCTATGATCTTTTGAATTTGACCTTGTTCTTCTTGTCTAAGTTTAATTTTGTTTTCTAACAAACGCTTCTCTGTTTCACTGCCAGCAATTGTGATAGAGAACTGGTCATGTAGACTTTGAACAAATTCTTCACTGGCTTTCTTTTGTTCTTTATAAAGCACATCAAGTTTGGCACCTTGTTCGCTTTCATATTTTGCAAGAGTCAATGCTCTAATGGCATCAATTTGTTCTCTGTATAAGTCTGTTGTCTTGGCAGTAATAAAGTTTCTATCTACAATGTCTTTGGTTGCACGGGCTGATATTAATGCAGTATCTCTTTCACCTTCAAGCTTCAATGTGGCTTCGGCAATACTTCTTGCAATTTCACTTTGGTTGGCAACTGCTTCACCAAGTACTAGAGAATCTCTTTGTTGTTTTAATTTTTCACGCAGTAGATCAATTTGTTTTTGTGCTTCTTTGCTGGCGCTGGTATCTGTTGGTGTTCCAATTGCTGTTGTTCCTGGTAAAGTTTTTACTACCTTAGCATCTTCTTCGCGTTTCTTTCTTGACTCTTCAACGGCACCTCTAATGCTCTTGGCATATTCATCAACAGTATCTCTGGCTGAAGTAATTTGTTGAGCATTACCAAAGATGGCCAACTTGCCTTCATCTAATTGTTTCTTGAATGCTTCTAATCCACCAGTTAATTGTTCAGTACCATTCTTCCTTAGATTTTCCATGGCACCAGTTAAATTATTGGTGATCTTAAAGAAGTCTGTCAACTTACCAATGGCCATACCAAAATCACCAATGACCATATTGACAGCGCCAAATGCTCTTACAGCAATTTCAGCAAAGATGGATATCAACTTTCCAGCAAAACTAAACACTGGTTCAAAAGTTTGGTAAAATCCTTTGACATTATCAATCATCATTGCTATTACTTTGGCAACTGCAATACCTGCTTCAACAAATTTAACACCCAATTCAAAAGCCAAGCCTTGACTGGCCTTGGTACTATCTTGCATACTTTGTGAAATCTTCTGGAATATAGTAGTCAATGCTGGATTCACTGCATCTGCAAATGCCTGTTTGAGTCTGGTCAATTGATCACTTAATTGGCTGAGAGCACCACCTAAGGTCATGTTAAGTTTATCAGCAACACCTTTGTTTGCTTCGCCCCATGATTCAATTCGTGCCTTTGAATCTTCAATGCTGTATTCAACACCATTTCTAAATCCCAACATGGCAGTTACACCGCGTTCACGGAATAGATCAGCACTGGCAATGCCCGCTGTCATTGCTCTTTGAATCTGTGATGCGGCTACTTCAAATGGTAATCCACTTACTGCGGCAATGTCAGCAGTGAGTTGAATTCTTTCATTGAGTTTATCTAGTGTTGGACTTATATTGACAAGATTGGCAATACCTTTACTGATGTCACCTAGGCTGTAAGGTAATCTCAATGCGGCTTGGTTTGCTAGATCTAAGGCAGCGGCTCCTGTGGCACTTGAACCAGTCAATGCATCTAGGCGAATGCGTAGATTTTCAACTTCCATTCCAGCAGTGATCGCACTTTTAAATGCAAGAACACCAGCAGTGATTGCGGCCAAGCCAGCAGTGATTGCGGCAGCCGCACCACCTGCAATAAAACTTCCACCAATGTTAGAACCTAAATCTCCGCCACCACTGGCTGAACTTTTAAGTCCTTCAATTTCTGCTTTTACTGATTTTAATTTGCCTTTGAACTGTTGATCATCCAATTCAAGTGTCATTGAAATATCTGCCATATTATTTTCCTATTCGTTTCATTTCTTTCTTAATGAAATCAATAGTCTTAGTTGACATATGATTTCTATCATCAAGTGGTTGTGCATAACCATAATTGGCATTAATCTTGGTATCACTTAGTGATGTGTTTCTGCGAGCATTGCCAGTTTTTGAAGGAGTGTTGCTAACAAATACTTTTACGGCTTCTTTCATAACCATGGCTGGCACTTTCTCAGCCTTTTCTAGTTTAGTAAATGCACCTTTCAAATCAATTTTCATTGCTTTTCCCCTTCTCAAGTATATTTAACAAAGTGGCTTGATCCACCAAGGGTGGCTCGCCATTCTGTTTACGATTTCTATATTCTCTAAAACTGTATGCAACATCCATGATCACATAATCAAAAGTTGTTGCATCTTTTATAATCTCACTGGGCAATTTGCTGTATCGTTCAGCCATGAAATCAATAACATTTGCCCACTGAAGTTGAGGATCTTCCTCATTGATATGCTCGCCTGTTACTTTCCCAACGATTCAACAACCTTTTGAATAACACGAGTCATTACATCGGTTGGTAAACTGGTACCTTCTTTCATAACAGATTTGCCTTCAGCATCTAATATCATGTCTTTTACCAACATGATAAGATCTTCAGTACTATCTTTTAGTGTAGCAATTTTAATAAACTGCTCAAGCGGTTGACGGTCGTAGATATAGAAGTCTAGTGACTCACCATATTTCTCAATGATGTCTTCTGTATCTAGTGTCAACTTAATTAATTGTGGCGCACTGGCCAATTTTGTCAAATCCATCTTAATCTCCAATCTTATCTTTTAGGTAATGTATGGCACTTAGTAAGAAACGCAATCTTGCGTCTGCTTGTTCCAAGTCCCTGCGAGCACATTTCAATTCTGCCATAGTCTTGGCGGCTTCCGCCTCCATACTTTTGAGAATATCATGTATATCCAACTTATCAAAAATCATATCTACCTCCGTGGGTGACAATGTTATTTATGCACAAAAGAAAAGAGGATCCTAAGATCCTCTTTTTCACCTACATCAACTTGTGATTGATTAAGCGATACCAACGAGTGTGTAATCACCATTAACTTCAATAGTTAAGGGACTTACCCAGACAGGACTATCTGCTGACACTTTTGGTGCCAAGGCACTGATAAAACCAGTACCCATAATCAATTTGTTGGTAGGAGTTTGGCCAGTAGTAGCGCCCGACGGAGCAACCATAAAGGCCACCTGTGTGCGGCTATTGCTATAACCAAAGATACCACCAGTGATGATGGTTGTATTAGTCCCTGGAGTAGTTCCAAAGAATAATGTTGGGTCAAGAACAAAGTTGCCGCTAACTGAGTTAGTTGCTACTGTTGTGATGACATTTTCGCCTTGTTGGCTTAGGGTTTTCCAACGGAATGATCCGTTTGCATTACCTAAGGTTACATCTTGTAGACCCGTTAATTCTAATGCGCCAGCCGCTAGTGTTAAAGCACCAGTTGAACCGTTGACTGCTGAATAAAAATCAGCGGCTTCTAAGGTTGCGTGAGCTGTAGCATCATACTTAATGAGAACAAGTTTAACCCAATTTACTTGTGTTGTTGCGTTAATGTACGCCATGGTTAGTGTTCCTTAATTGATTGTATAAAATCTATATTCAAATTCATAAATGACTCGGTCATCTTTTATAGAAGTTGAATAATCAAATTCCCTGCGATATGCAGTGGTAATTGTTGTGACTCCTTTGGCTTGCGCCAATGTGTCCAATGCTGAATCTAAATCTGTGTTCCTATTTTTAGCGTCTACTGAAAGATATCCACGCACACGAGTGATTTTTTGATTAATATCTGCACTATTAAGCACAGGTATCAATTCACTATTTTGTGTGAAAGGTTCATCTATGTAGACTTTTCTTTGGTTCTTGAGATACAAAGGGTCACGACCTTCTTCCCAAGGCAACTCTTGACTGGTCTTTATGCTACCAGTCAAGTTTGCTGTCAAGTAATTTAAGATTGGTGTTCTCATCTTACTCTTACCAAGTTAAGTCTACTGGGCTCTCGTTCAGTATATGCAATGGTGCCGTTGTTACTATAATCATACCAGTCACCAGTCTCTAAAACAATTTTGAATAGATCCAATGCCTGTTCACGGTAAAATTTAATCTTGACCATCTCTGCTGAGTCTGGGTTACCAAAATCAGCAACGCTGGGTAGAATATATTCACTTAGTGCATGATAGATGTTTAGGTCTTTAAATTCCTGCTCACGAGCATCAATTTGAAAGGGGTTCACATCTGGCAATTGTCTAACATCATTGTTTAAACTGCTGTTTCTTTTAAAATTATAGTCTTTCCACCAGTCAGTGGCCTTTATCATAGACAAAAGTCGCTGACTGCTTTGTTTTAACATTGCATTTACTGAGTCTTCTGTAAGCCCTTCATTTGCTTCAAATAGACGGGAATCACGATCAAGCACATCCTGATACTCAGCAAAACTGATAAAAGTTGTTGAAGTAGCAATAAAAGCCATCGTCGTGATCTCCTAGTTTAGATTACTCAATTGAAGAGTCAAAAATACCAGCAACACCAGCGGCGTTATACAATACGCCTGTGCCGTAAATTGCAGAACCCATGATGTCATAACCACGAACACCAACTTGACGCTGAGTTTCAATTGTGATATCTCTCATCATTGCCAAACCAAATGCATCTTTGTGGATGATAGCACAAGCGTAGTCGCCAGTGGCGTTGCTTGTTGCTGTGCTTTGGTTAACTAAAGAACTTTGGAATACAGGAACGCCACCTAGCATACCCATGTAACCATTTGCCAATGCGGCATTACCAACCATGCTGGCTGGTGCGGCAAAAGTGCTGGTTAAAACACTGGCCACATCATATGCATTGTTTGGATGCAAAATGATGGCGCAATCATTGCTGGTATCGTAACCTTGTGCGCGAAGTTTAGCAATTGCTTGGAATAGCAATGCTGGAGTAGCAGTAGTTGAAACACCACCAACTGATGCGCTTAGGCTGTTGACCAAGGCCAATAAATCGCCGTCAATCTTGCGAGCAATTGCTTCACCAAATAAACGACCAATGTCAGCAGTAACATTGCTTGC